GCGCTACGACACCAGGATGAAGAAGTTTCCTGATGAACTGCACAACCCCAAAGACACACCGCATGAGTATCTGACCCAGCTAAAAGGGTTTGTGCAAGAAGCGCGAGAAGAAATCCCCCAAGATTCAGAATTGCAAAACATCGTTGATGAAATTGCTGATCTGATCAATTCAACCCTGTATCTTTTAACTCTGAAATGAGGAAATCATGAACCATATGGACAAAAACCAACCCGCTGGCTATGGCAACAAAGCAAAAATGGCTGGCAACCCTGCCCCTGACATGAAGTCAAACGGCAGCGTAAAAAACAACATTCCCAATGCCATGACCAACAAAATGCCTTCTGGCAATGAATGCACTGGCGGTAAATCAAGTGGTGTTTGCTACACTCACGACCGTAAGTCTTGCCAATAAAGCGTAAGCCCCACCGTGAATAAGACGGCAGGGCTTACTGACCAAACAAAAAAGGAGGTTTTGAATGGCTGAAATGGATTCTAATTGCGGGAACTGTAAATATTTCCGCGCACAGCAAATCATGGGCATCTGTCGGTTAAACCCGCAACAGGTGAACAAGCACGAAAAAGATTGGTGCGGTCAGCATCTGATCGTTGAAACACAGGATGTGAAGGTTGATTTAGTCGCCTTACCCGTGTACGACATCACCACTGACCAGATCACGCCCCCAAAGCGCAAATACGAGAGGAAAGCAAATGCTAAAGCCTCTGCGTGATCGGGTGGTGGTGCGCCCCCAGGTGCGGCATATCTCCGACATTATCTACATTGACAACAAAGAACCCTTTAACGAGGGGACGATTGTGGCAATAGGTTCAGATGTTGAGGATGTGCAAGTGGGTGACTTCATCAAATATGGAAATGGGGATTATCTGAAATGGCCCACCCACAAGATTGATGGTCAGGATTATCAAATCATTCAAGAAGCGGACATTTGCGCCGTTGTGGAGTCTTAAAAATGGCAACTAAACCTGGCTTGTATGCCAATATTGCAGCAAAAAGAGAACGTATAGAGCGCGAAAAGGCTGCGGGTAAGCCCGTAGAGCGTATGAGAACGCCAGGGACAAAGGGTGCGCCCACTGCCCAGGCATTTAAACAATCTGCCAAAACCGCCAAAAAGAAATAATCATGGCAAAGCACGACAAGCCCATTCCGCACAAGACCACGGGCAAGGGGAAAACCTACAACCCCACCGAAAAAGGTGCGGGAATGACCGCTAAAGGCCGTGCCGAATACAACGCCAAGAACAATTCAAATCTCAAGCCACCAGCCCCCAATCCCAAGACCAAGGCAGATGCTGGGCGTAAGGCCAGTTTTTGCGCTAGGATGGAGGGGGTAGTGAAAAACGCCAAAGGCCCAGCGGAACGGGCTAAAGCATCCCTCAAAAACTGGAACTGTTAAGGAAACATCATGTCTAACTCAATTGCAACTGGCGTGGCTTATGCTGACCCAGAATTCATCACTTGTTACGCAACCCAAGAAATCGGCTATTCAGCCGCTGCCCAAGGTGCGGTAACGCAAGCCACTAGCAAATCCACAGGCGTTACGCTGAATACCAGTGCTGGTCGCATCACCATGAACAACGCGGCATTGGCTGGCGCTACCGCTGTGTCATTTATTCTGACCAACAGTTCAATTTCCATCAATGACACGATCATTGTGTGTATTTCTAGCAATACCACGGGAACTACTGCTGGTGCATACACCACTTATGTTTCCTATTTGGCTGCTGGTTCTGCTTTGATTACGTTGCGTAACTTGACCGCATCAACTTCATACAGCGAAGCTGTGATCATCAACTTTGCCATTATTCACGGTCAATCTTGAACGTAGAAGCAATAAACAAGCGTTTGGAAGAACTCCAGGCGCAAGCAAAGCAACAAGAGGCAGTTTTGATTCAGCTTTCGGGCGCGATTCAAGATTGCCACTATTGGCTGGGTGAGTTATCCAAGGAGAAGGCAAATGCCGCTGATAGCATCAATGACCCCCAAGGCGCTGAAGGCCAACATTAAAGCTGAGATTGAAGCCGGTAAGCCACCCAAACAAGCGGTGGCTATTGGCTATTCAGTACAGCGGGAAGCCATGAAAGATGCGGGAAAAAAAACCCCATCAAAAAAGAAAAAGTAATTTAATCACAAAGACTTACAGGTTAAATCAATGGCTGCACCACAAGGAAACCAGAACGCCGCAAAGGGCAGACTGTTCTACGACAAGTTGCGCCTTGTTTTAACGACTGAGCCGCACCGACTTAGGGGGATTGCCGAGCAGTTGGTCAGGCAAGCTGAGGAGGGCGAACCTTGGGCGATCAAAGAGATCATTGATAGGATGGACGGCAAGGCAATACAGGCAACGACCATTGAGAATGCTGATGGAACGCCTCTGCTGGGTGGGATTCAAGTCACATTCATCAAGCCCGAATGACTGATGTACAAGATGCCATTGCCAAAGCGGAATTTCCCGTAAAGCTGCAAGGCTTGTTTCAAAAGTCACGCTACAAGGTTCTGTATGGTGGGCGAGGCGGGGCAAAGTCTTGGGGGATAGCTAGGGCGTTGCTTATCCTGGGGGCAAAGAACCCCATCCGCATCCTGTGCGCCCGTGAGTTCCAGACAAGCATCAGGGATTCGGTTCATAAGCTGCTGTGTGACCAGATTGAAAGCCTTGGGTTGTTGGGGTTCTACGAGATCACCCAGGCCAGCATCAGAGGGCGAAATGGAACAGAGTTCAGCTTTGTGGGCCTTAAAAACAACGTCAGCAACATCAAATCCTACGAAGGCGTGGATATTTGCTGGGTTGAAGAAGCCCAGACAACTAGCCGTTTATCGTGGAACATCCTGATTCCAACCATCCGCAAGGGCGGTTCAGAGATATGGATTTCGTTTAATCCTGAGTTGGAAACAGACGAGACTTACCAGCGGTTTGTGGCAAACCCCCCAGAGGATTGCATCACGATGCGGGTGAACTGGTCAGATAACCCTTGGTTTCCCGAAACCCTGCGATTGGAGAAAGACTCTCTAAAAACACGGGACGAGGAGGCTTACAACCAAGTCTGGGAAGGTTTGTGCCGCCAGACGGTGGATGGGGCAATCTTTGCCAAGGAAATGCAAGCCGCTGAGAAGGATGGGCGCATCACCAAAGTGCCCTATGACGCAACCAAACCCGTCCATGCGGTGTTTGACCTGGGTTGGTCTGATAGCACCGCCATATGGTTCTTGCAGTTCGTGGGCATGGAAACACGTCTGATTCGATATATCGAAGATGCCCAGAAAACCATCAGCTATTACCTTGCCACGATGCAAACCTATGGTTATGTCTACGATACCATTTGGTTGCCCCATGACGCTCAAAACAAGACTCTAGCGGCGGCTGGGCGGTCTATTGATGACATTGTGAGGGCGGCAGGGTACAAGACCAACATCTTGCCCAGAGTGCCGATTCTGGACTCAATCAACGCTGCCAGGACAATATTCCCCACCTGTTACTTTGACCGCGAACACACCGCTGATGGGCTTGCTTGCTTGCGCCATTACCGCTACGAGGTTGACCCAGACACGGGGCAATTCAGCAGAAACCCGTTGCATGACCATTATTCCCACGGGGCAGACGCATTCCGCTACATTGCCCTCATGATCAAAGAACCACCCAAACGCAAAAAGCAAATGGTTGCCACAGCGGGTTCATGGATGGGCTAGACCGCCCTTAAATTCAATAGGATAATCGCCCAAAAGGGGTTCATATGGCTTACCAAGACGAAGATGGCGCAAAAGACAAGATTTCAGAGGCGATCAAGTTCTGGCGCTTGGTCAATGATTCGGACTCCACAAACCGAGCCGAGGCGTTGAACGACATTAAGTTTGCCGCTGGCGACCAATGGCCTGTTGAGATTCAGAACTCACGCAATCTGGAAAGCCGCCCTTGTCTGACCATCAACAAGATCGATGCCTACATTCGACAGGTGACCAACCAGCAGCGCCAACAGCGCCCACGCATCAAAGTTCACCCCGTTAACAACCTTGCTGACTACAAAATCGCCCAGGTTATTGAGGGCATTACCCGTCACATTGAGGTTAACTCGAGTGCCGACACCGCCTATGACACCGCATTTGACTATGCCGTGCGGATGGGTTGGGGCTACTGGCGCATAAATTACAAATATGTAAGAGAAGATTCTTTCGATCAAGAAATTTACATTGATGCCATCGACAACCCTTTCACCGTCTATTTCGACCCCAACAGCATTAGGCCAGATGGTTCGGATGCCGAGCGTTGTTTGATCACAACCGTCTTGGACAAAAAGATATTTCGGGAAATGTACCCAGGCGCAAACGATGGGGCTAACTTCCAGCAAAGAAGCACAGGCGATGACACTGCCGCCTGGGTGACCAAAGAGGATATTCGGATTGCCGAATATTTCTGGATTGAGCGTGAACGTGCCAAGCTGTATTTGCTGAGTGATGGCACTTCTTCATTTGGGGACAGTGCTGGATTCTTTGCTCGAGTTGAGGCCGCAGGGTTGACTGTGGTTGACGAGCGCGAATCCTTTCGCAAGGCCGTTAAATGGGCCAAGATGACCGCATTAGAAGTGCTTGAGGAAAAGACCTGGGCGGGGAAATATATTCCCGTTGTGCCTTGTTATGGCGCACAGGTCATTGTGGATGACAAGCGCAAGAAATACG